ATCGGAAGTGGAATGCGGTAATTACAAGCTCAACGACTTAAAAGGAGCAAAAGAACTATGTGATATGTTCTCCGTATATCTATCCACAGCTGGACCGGATAAGCTCAATTATCCAGATTAATATTTATATGTAACCATAAAGTATTTAATCATTAAGTATATTTCCTTGCAATATATTTGGTGATTAAATACATTTTTTATAATTTTGCAGCATTACTTATTGCTATCGCTTCGTACTGGGATATTTCTTGAATTTTATTGTTAAATTAAATATTTAGTTAGAATGAAAAAAAGAACGAAGCAAGTTTTAGTTATTCTGAAACCCAAATCAAAGGCGTTGGGGTTCAGTAGAGAGGAGTTAGAGGGTATTGCTGCCGATGTTGCCAATAACTTAGAACTCGATGAAGAAGCCTCAGACGAGGATGTAAACGCAGAGATTGAAAAGCAGGTCAATGCGGTTCTTCCTTATCTTAAGATTGCGCAAAAGACTGCGCAGCGTACTATCCAGAGTTTTAAGGATAGTCAAGACTTGGATGACGACGAGGTCGATGACGATGATGATGACCCTGCCGGCAACAAGAAACCAATCCGCAAACAGAAGAGAGAGAAAGATGAGCAGGTCCCAGCATGGGCGCAGGCACTCATTACTCAGAACAAAGCCTTGCAGACCGAAATCCTCGGTTTGAAGTCAGAGCGTGAGAATGATGGCCGCCGTTCTAAGCTGAAGGCACTCCTTAAGGACAAAGGTACGTTCGGAAAGACTGTCTTGAAGAATTTCGACAAGATGAAGTTCGAGAACGAATCTGAGTTCGATGATTTCTACGATGGTGTTGTGGAGGACTTGGCAGCTATCGATCAAGAGCGTGCTAACGAAGGTCTCGGAAAACTTGGTGCTCCTGCGGCTCAGAGAAAGCCTAAGAAGGATGAGGTTGAGGTTATCAAGGACAATGAGATTGATGAGCTTGCCGAAACAATGTAATCTTTAAATTTTAAAAGTTATGTATGGCGTAAGCAAGACAGAAACGTATGATTCAGGCAAGGAGTCTGTAATCATCAGAAATTACGTGAATGGCATCATGGGTGGTGTCGTTCTTGACTTGACAGGTTTCTCTGGAGAGTTCATCCAGTGCGGACACATTATCATTCGTGACACTACGTCTGGCGAGTACAAGCCAATGCCTGTAACAGGTGGGGCTTATGCTTCTTTGCCAGCGAGCCACGAGTATGTTGGCATCTGTATGACAACAGTTCCGGCAGATACCCCTCATGTTGGTGTTATGACGGCAGGTGAGGCTAACGATAAGGCTGTCCCTTATCCTGTCGATACAATCAAGGCAGCTTTGAAAACAGCCGTTCCTACTCTTCAGTGGGGACACGATGCAATCGGTTAAGGAGGTGATTTATGCAACAGAGTTCTTTATTTCTTAAGTATATCTTGAGTTTCTTCCCAATCCTGAAGACATTGATTGAGAAGATTAACGGTAAGCGCAAGAACGAGATGACGTATCTCCACAAGGATACATCCATTCTCCGCCGCGTTTATTCTACCGACAACAAATGGGAAGCCGACACAGTTGATACCTCTTACGTAGCTGCTGACTACGTGGCAGTGGATTCTCCTGTTCCTTTGAAGTCTCGTGACAAGATTTCAACCGCCAACGGCAAACTGCCAAAGGTCGGTATGAAGAAGTTCTTGAAGGAGTCAGATATCCTCGCTCTCAGACTCATGGAAGCACAGGGAGGTCAGACAGCAGAGATTCGCCGTAAGTTGGCTCAGGACCCGGTAGCTTGTAATGTCGGTGTTGATGAGCGTAATGAGTACGCCCTTTTGTATGGTCTTTCTAACGGCTACGTAGCTGTTCGTGACGACGATAATCCAAAGGAGTTGCTCCGTATCAAGTATCAGTACTTGCCGAAAAATCAGCTCGGCATCAACAATGTTGATACTGGTATTACCGTTGCAGACTTGAAGGAATGTATCGCGAGAGCTTCGGATGATGGAAACACCATCTTGATCTTCTGGATTGGTAAGGCTAAGTTTGACGAATTGAAGAAGGCACAGGACGCTCGCGAGCTTGTTGCCAACTATAAGGGTCAGACTTATGACTCCAACACAAAGCTGCCGGTTCCTACTTCCAGCGTATTCCAGGAAGCATTCTTGGACGAGACCGGTGTATCATTCCGCATCATCAACCGTACCGTCCGCTTGGAGCATGATGGCGTGAAGAAGAGTGTTAAGCCTTGGAACAACAATATGATTATCGGTGTATGCTCACAGATGATTGGTGCCCTCGTTTACGGTCAGGTAGCAGAGGCAACCAACAGAGTGGCAGGTGTAACCTATCAGCAGATTGATTACAAGCTTATCTCTCAGTATTCAACAACTGATCCATTGCGTGAGACTACTGCGGTACAGGCATATTGCTTGCCTGTCATCGAGGACGTTGACACAATCTATCAGATTAATACTAAGCTGGCAGACCCAGACGTTTCGGTTGATACCGAAAAGGAGAAAGCAGATACAGAGGACGCTAAGGTAACAATCTCTGATGTGACCTACAAGAAGCCGGAGGCTATCACAACTCTCAACGCTCTTGGTGCTACACTTCCTAGTGACGCCAGCGACAAGGAGATTATTGATGCCTACAATGAGCTGCCTCCTACAAAGAAGAAGGAGTTCAAGGATAACGCAGCTAAAGCTGAGGAGTAATCATGAAGACGGTCGGACAAGCTTTGGTGGATGAGGTACACATACCTATCCCCTATGGTTTCGTGGAAAACGCTTGCATAAAGCGTGACCTCGATATCGAATCAGAGTTCACTGGTGACGTTGCCAGAAGTGACGCCTACAAAGGAACGCTTGCCGACTGTCTGCTTTCTCTCATACAAGCCGTTAGCTTCTCCGAAGCGGACAAATCAATAGGTTCCCTATCGGAAGACCAGCGAAAGGCTATATTAGTTCAAGTCAATCGTTTATATAACTCTATCGGCGAGGAGGAGGTTTCACTTACTCCGAAGCCGACAGTTTACATTAATTGCTGATGAGTCTATTGAGTTTTCATGCCTCAAAGCTATACCGGCAGCAGAAGGTAGCTGGCTATACAGATGATGATGGAAATTATCACCAGGGCAAGACCGAGTGGAAGTTCTGCTGCACTTGTGATGTAGTTCCTGCTGGCGAGGCCAACAAGTTAGTTACATCTGACGGTTCTATTGATTACTACTCCTACGAAGTGCATAATTTGCCCGTAGGAATTGAAAAGTTCTCTTATGGGGATTTTATCAAGCTAGAAATTTTAGGGGCAGAGGAGGTAATTATCAAGGTCAAGGGATTTCATCGTTATCAACTACAGTGTAAGATATGGGCATAAGAATGACAACCAGCGCTTCCGCTCTTGACGCCTTCCTACAAAGAGCCGCAAGGAAGATACAAGAGAATGTGCTTAAGGCATTGAGCAAGCTAGGAGACGAATCTGTGGTTAGAATCCGTAACAGGTCTGCCAAGGAAAGCTGGATAGACCATACGGGCAACCTAAGAAGCTCCATAGGCTTCGCCGTGTACGAGCAGGGAAGTAAATATATGGAATCAGCCTTTTCGCAGGTTCTCAGTGGCACAGACGGCTCTGCAAAGGGCAAGAAGATGATCAACGAAGATATGGGCCACATCCATTGTAGAGCAGCGTGTGAAGACAGCAATAGACTCAGCAGTTAATGAAATAAACAAGTGGAAGATATGAAATCAGACGGAGCAATTAAGACTGATGTTTACCGGTACATCAATGAAAGTGGTTTCATGAACAACGTCAATGGCAAGCTGACAAAGACGATGAGACCGCATAATTCTCATAAGGAAGATGTCGTTATCTCCATCTTGGCTAATGAGGGAACGCAGCTTCAAACGGCGATTATAAATGTAAATATATATACACAAGACCAGGATGTAGATGGGCAGTTTGAGGAGAACACTATCAGAGTTGACGAAATCTGCAAACTGGCTTGGAATCTCTTGGAAACGTTCAGAACGAGCGAGTATGCTGCCCACGCTATTGAGCAAAGGGTATATGCAACAAGCACGGGAGAACATGTAATAAATAATCAAGTTGAATATAAACTCATAAACGATTAAATTATGTCAGTAACATCATGGGGCAAATGCACTATCTACGTTCAAGAGGTAGGTAGCAAAAAGAACGAGTGGACTAAGCTCCCAACTCCAAAGGATGGCACTACTACTGTTACTCCAACGAAGGGCGATACAATGACCCAGGTTGAGGAAGGTGGCGGAATTGTTGACCGCAAGACAAAGAAGTCCACCTACGAGGCTGCATATCAGCTCTTCATCAAGAAGAACCAGTCGCAGCCATTCAAGACCATCGACGGTACCGTAGAGGGTAACTTCCGTTTGGCTATCCAACCGGAAGACGCCGAGCTTCCTGGCGTTTACATGGGTAATACCACAATCGGTGCAGAAGAGGCCTATACAACTGAGAGCGGTGCTCTTATCACGTACACTCACTCAGCTCTCATTCCAGAGGGTGACGCGGTGGCTAAGACTGTCAACTCGAAGGGTGAGGACGTATATTGTGCTTACCGTTGGCGTGTCATTACTGCCACAAAGACAACAGGAGGAAAGTATGCCTTGACTTTCAAGAAACCACAGGATGGTGATACCCCTCCTGCTGAAATCACGGAAACCTACGCAGAGACATAGGCATATTCTAATATCCCCTTCTGCCGACTGAGGGTTATCAGCCGGCAACTTACCCAAGTAGCTCAGTTGGGAGAGCGAGACCAAATAGTCCGTCGCATGCAAAAAAAATCCAGGGTCTTCAAAAGCTGGTTGAAAGACGCAGGTTCGAGTCCTGCCTTGGGTGCCAACAATTTAAATTCGAGTGATATGGAAGAGTTAGGAATCATTATATCGAATACGCTCACAGATATGCCGATAGGCTTTGATACTGAGCACGCTCACGTTAACATCTACCCTACTACACTGGGCATGATGTACCTAACGTCGCAGTTAGTAGATAGCTTGGAGCTAGACAAAGAGTTACTTCAAGCTGATCCATTCTTGGAAGCATTGCGAGTTGCAAACACCAAAAGGGAGACATGCTGCAGATTGATTGCATATCACTCACTCAATACAAAGAACGAAATACTAGACTCCAAATGCGTAAGCAGGCAGACGGAGTTAATCTTCAAAGAATGTTCCAACGAGGATATAGCTACACTACTCATCATCATCCTTAAGGCTAACTCATACCAGACAATAGCCAAAGAGACAGGAATGATAGAAGAAGCGAAGCGTATGGCAAAGGTCAACGCAGCGAAGAAGTCGGAGAATAGCTTTATCTTCGGAGGTAAGACAATATGGGGAACTCTCATAGATGCCGCTTGCGAAAGATACGGATGGACTTTCGATTACGTGGTATGGGGAATATCGTATAACAACCTGACTCTCATGCTCAAAGACAAGATTACTTCAATCTATCTGTCTGACGAGGAGAGGAAGAAAGCCCATATACCGGCAGCAGGGGAAGAGGTCATCGATGGCAACAACAAGGAGGCGGTCATGAAGGCGGTGATAGAGTCCGAGACCGAGATTTAACCGAAGTCTTCCTGCGCACGCACGTAAAGTTCCCATATCGGACACTCATATTTGGTGTTTCCCCGGCGATTCTTTATAACAGAGTATAAATTCAAGGAAAAATAGAACATTATGCCAAGCATTAAATTCGATACAATAGTCGAGACAGCCAAGGTCGTTTCCGGTTTTCGAGACATTCAGAACGCAGTTCATCAGACTGCTGAGAGGGTTGAGAAGGACGGAAAGTCTATTGACGATGTAATCTCGAATATACAGAACAGTATGAACATTGCCATTGGCGGTTGGAGCATTGGCAAGTTCGTCAATCAGATGATGCAGGTCCGCGGTCAGTTCCAGCAGACAGAAATGGCATTCAAGACGATGTTGCAGTCTGAGGAGAAAGCTGATGCTCTCATGAAGCAGTTGATCCGCACGGCAGCCGTCACACCTTTCGGGGTTGAAGACGTTACAGAGGGAGCCAAGCAGCTCCTTGCGTTCAACGTAGCAGCCGAGGATGTCAACAAGACGCTTATCGGATTGGGAGATGTTGCAGCAGGTATGGGTCTAAACCTTAAAGACCTCGTGATGCTTTACGGCACCACCATCGCCAAGGGCAAGATGGACACGATGGACTTGTACCAGTTCCTCAACCGAGGTATTCCTATCGCAGACGAGATAGCCAAGGTTATGGGTCTTGACGTTACCAACGCCATCAAGGAGGTACAGAAGCAAATCAAGGCAGGCAAGGTTACCAGCGATATCTTCATCCAGGCAATGCAGAGTATGACCGCCGAGGGTAGCAAGTTCGGTGGATTGATGGAGGCTCAGTCCAAGACTATTACAGGTCAGATAAGCAACATTGAGGATGCCATCGAGCAGATGTTCAATGACCTCGGCAAATCCCAGGAGGGTGTTATCAATACCGGATTGGGAGTCGTTTCCACCCTTGTTGAGAATTGGGAGACGGTAGGCAAGGTGCTTATGACTGTCGTTGCAGCGTATGGAGCATACAAGGCTGCGGTGATAACAATGATAGCATTAGAGAAGGCAAGGATAGCCATAGGAAGCGCACAAGCTTTCTTGTCTCTCGCTAGGAGTATTTCTTCAGCAAAGGATGCTATGCTTCTTTTCAATATGGCAACAAGTGCCAACCCGCTTGGCCTTTTGCTTGGAACGGTTGCTGCAGGGATAACTTTGTTTAGCGTATTTGGAGGCTCTGCGGAAGATGCTAGCACAACGACAAACAAGTTTGGCGATGATGCCACCAAAGCATCTTCTCGCGTAGAGTCCCTTTTGGACGTTATCAAAGCTTTAGGAGACAAGACGAACGAGCAGGCTAAAAAGTCAAAAGCCTATAAGGATGCAGTAAATGAACTTTCGACAATTTATGCCGAATATGGTATAACTATTGACAAGATCAAAGAGGACGAGAGCAATCTTGTTGACGTTAAGCAACAAGAGATAGATAAATCTAATGAGCTCATTGAGCAAATTAAGTTGGAATCTGCAGAGCGTAATAGAGCTAATGCAATAAGTCAAGTGAATGATGACTACAACAAAAAAATCACGGAGGCGCAGGAAGACTTATTGAAAAATCTCAAAGACGCATACGGGAATGAAGGTCGTGGCATTAGTTTGAAGATACAGGACTTAGTATCAGAAGAGGAGCTTAAAAAGTTAGCTCAATATCGTAACGATATGCGTACGCTCAATAAAGATACCGCAGAGTACAATGCTTCCTTACAAGGTTATTTAGCCCTAAGAAAGAAGTTAGCGGATGAAGCAGCTAAGGCTGCGGTTGGCTTTGGTAAGCAGTCAGATGAAGCCCGTTTGGAAATGACGAAGTACGTTGATACTATGGAACGTGCAAGAGACGAATATAATAGCCAGGTATCAATAATCAACAAGGCTGCAGATGCTACCGAGGATTTCGGAAACAAGGCCACATCTACCAAGAACAGGATAAATGCTTTGCAGAAGCAGCTCCAGGGTGCCGGCGAGGATGTACACGTTCTCTACAACCGTGTCAAGGAGTTCATGCAGAACTATTCTGAGAACAACATCAACTTCCACGTCAACTTCGATGCTAAGATACCATCGTGGATGCAGAATATGAATATTCCGGAACTGGGACGCTTAGGTAAATACTTCTCTGCTTTGGCACGCGACCTTGCAAACAACAAGAAGTCTGGTGCGCTAGTAAATGGCAAATGGATGTCAACCAACGATATCGCACAGCGAGGATGGGATTATACCAATGCGGCGAACACCAAGCAGACCAAGGCAGAAGACGATGCTAAGCAGAAGCGTCGCGAAAAGGAAGAGGCAGAAGCCAATGCCAAGAAGAACGCTGCCAAAGCAAAGAAAGCAGCCGCCGATGCAAAGAAGCTAGCAGAAGACCGGAAGAAGGCCCAGGAAGAACTGAATGAGGACTTGAAGCAGCTGCAGCAGGAAAACATCGACACTGATATATCTCAGATGCAGGAAGGCACGGAGAAGAAGATAGCTGAAATCAAGAACGACTATGCCAAGCGCAAAGCCGAGATTGACAAGCAGGAAGCCGAGTTCAAGAAGAAAAACAAGGAAGCTGGCAAGAAAGTAACCCTTACCTCTGCTCAGTCCAATGCCCTCAATAAGGCTAGAGACCTCGCTACCCAAGAGTATAATAAGAAGCTTGATGAGGTCAACAGGGAAGCCCTCACCTCTATGCGTGACTACTTGAAGGAGTATGGTTCACTCTATCAGCAGAAACAAGCCATTGCCGAGGAGTATGAAGAGAAGATTGCCAAGGCTCAGACGCAGGGCGAAAAGCTCTCTCTTCAGCAGCAGAGAAAGAAGGACCTCCAAACCATCGAGATAAATGCCATCAGACAGAACATCGATTGGGGAAGCGTCTTCGGAGACTTCGGTGCTATGTTCAAGGACCAACTGGAGCCTACCATTGAGAAGCTGCAAGAGCTCTCCAAGAGCACAACAGATGTTAATGAGCAGAAGACCATACAGGAACTTATCTCCAAGTTACAAGGCTCTGCCACCATCTGGAATAGTGACATCTTTAAGAAGGTTTCGGACGACATCAACTCCTATCAGTCAGCCATGCAGGGCTATATTGATGCACAGGAGCGAGAGATTGAAGCCACGAAAGCTGTCACCAAGGCGCAGGAAGACCTCGCCAAGGCTAAGAAGAGCGGTGACAAGACAAGTATCAGCAAGGCTGAAGCCGACCTCTCTAGAGCGCAGGGCGTACTTGCTACCGCATCTAACAACGTTTTGGAGTTCGGTTCATCAGTTCAGAAGGCATCATCAGACTTGCAGACATCTGCACAGAAGGCAGTTTCTCAGTTCCAGCAGCTAGAAAATGGTTTGCAGGGTCTTACATCGGGGTCACTCAAAGGCATAGGAAACTCTATCCTAGGGCTTGACAAGCTTTTCGGCGGCTCTATGCAGAAGGACGTTGCCAACGCACTTGCAAAGGGCATCCAAGGGTTGCTCGGTAAAGATAGTGACGCAGCCAAATCTCTGACGAAAGCTTTAGGGGATAGCGGTATGGCAGGTGAAATAATCTCCGCAATACTCGGCATCCTCGATATTCTGAAAGATGGTTTCGGAACACTCATCAGCAACCTCATGGACACGGTCTTTGGCGCAGTAACGGGCATCCTCGATGATGCTTTATCGGGTGACATCGTTATGAAGCCATTGAAGAGTATCGGGAACAACGTTTCTCATATCCTCAACACGCTTTCATTCGGTGGCTTTAATAGTCTGTTCGGTGGAGACGGAAATGCAAAGAAGGTCAATGATACCATCGAAAGACTGACGGACAGAAATACCCTCTTGCAGCAATCCATCGAGGATTTGACTGACGCAATGGAAAACTCCTATGGCTCCAAGGCAACCTCATACTACGAGCAAGCCTATAAGAATCAGCAGGAGACCAATCAGAACTACCTCGGCATCGCAAAGGCGCAGGCAAGCTATCACGGTTCACACCACTCATGGAACGCTTATTGGGGCGGCTTCGGTAGTGACGAGATGGATTGGATCAAGAAGAACGTCAAATCGGACTTCAACGGTGACCTCTTCTCTCTCAGTCCAGAGGAAATGAAGCTTCTCCGTGGCAATGTTGCTATTTGGGAGCACATCGAGAACACTGGTAAGGGCAACTATGGCGGACGTCTGACGGAAAAGCTGAATGACTACATAGACCAAGCGGGCAAGCTGGATGAACTATCAGACAAGCTGAAGGAAAGCCTTACACAGATTTCCTTTGACAGCATGAAGGATAGCTTCGTTTCAGACCTCATGGATATGAGCAAGTCAGCGCAGGATTTCGCAGACGATTTCTCCGAAATGATGCAGAAGGCTCTTCTCTCCTACTCTATGGAAGACCTCATCAACGGCGACTTGAAGAAGCTCTATGATGATTGGGCGAAGGCTATCAAGGACAACGATGGCAAGCTTACCGAAACAGACATAGAAGCATTCAACAAGCGTTACGATGATATTGTCCAGGAAGGATTGAAGAGACGTGATGATTGGGCGAAGGTGACAGGCTACACTGGTTCCTCATCCTCATCACAGACCGCAACAAGCGGAGGGTGGGCATCTATGGGGCAAGATACCGCAGACGAGCTGAATGGTCGCTTCACCGCCCTGCAGATTGCAGGAGAGTCAATCGCTCAGAACATGACTACCACCATATCACAGATGGAGAGCATCGTTACACTCGGAATCTCAACCAATGGCGCGGTATTGGAGATTAGAAACATGATGATTATGACAAACAGCTACCTCGAAGACATCGTGAAATATTCAAAGCTCACCTATAATGACTTCGGAGCCAAGCTGGATGACATGAACAGAAGATTAAAGGATATTTGACCTCTATAGGCTTTTCGCTCGTCAACCCTTACAACTATACTCAACAATAGAAAAAGCGGCTCACAGCGAAGCCTATGAGGTTATTTAATGATTAAATAGTTATGCTTAAAGGACAACTTTACATAAATGGCAAGGATGCCTATATTACGTGGGGCATATTCTTAGACGAAACTGCCCTCAGTGCGCTCATGACCCCTGCACCAAACAAGGAGTTCATCAGCAACAAGTATCGCTCAAAGGACGGAAAGTCGGTTATCAAGCACAATCCTAGATTGGATGAGAGGGAGATAACGCTGCCGTTCAATATGACCGCCAAGGACTCAGATACGTTCTTGACGAACTATGCTAGGTTCTGCGAGGAGGTTCTTGCCAAGGGAGAGTTGGTTATCCGCACCCGATTCCAGCCTAATGTGTGGTATCGGTGCATCTATCTCTCCTGCACTCAGTTTAGTCAGTGCATTCGGGAAATGGCAAAGTTCAGCTTAAAGCTCAACGAGCCAGACCCTAGTGACAGAGGTGAAACAAGTAAATATACAAGCTAATGATTCAGATTAAGAGAAATAACAAGGTATTCTTCACATTAGAGGACTTCGGTGAGGGTTCTAAGCTGTCATATCAGCTTATGGACCACCACTACATCATCTTGAAGTTCACTACGGCTACTCCTATCTATTTCGAGATTGGGGACTCCGTAGAGATTCCCGACTTCGGCTACTTTGAGCTTACATCATCATACTTCCCTAAGCACAATGATAGTGATGGCTACGACTACGAAATGCAGATGGATGCCTACTATATGTCTTGGAAGAATAAGATTTGCAAGTATCGCCCTCAGCACGGAGCCAACGAGACCTCCTTCAACCTCACAACAACTGTAGGTGT